CGGGGGCCGCCGCTAGCGCGGCTGAGAATGACCCGCCGGAAAAAACTCATTTCGAGGACGTGGAGCTACCACTCAACGAACTGCAACCGGCGGTGACACCCGAAAAGCGGCACGAACAGCCCGCTACGGCCCCGCAGAGCGATTTTCAAGCATTCTGGGCACTGTTCCCCAAACGCAGGGATAAACGGGCCGCAGAACGCGCCTGGCGGGCCGCGATCAAAAACGGGGCCAACCCCGCCGACATCATCGCCGGTGCTGAACGCTACGCTATCGAGCGGAAAAACCAGGACGCCCGCTACACGAAGTACCCCGCGACATGGCTAAACGCCGGGGCGTGGGAAGACGAGCCAGACCCGCAGCCGCAGGCATCCGAGATGATGCAGGCGCTTAAGGCCATGACCTCAACGCCGGGCTTCGGGCACGCGCCCGACCCGTTCATGCCGCCAGCTGGTGCGGCGCTACCCCCCGGGGGTGCCCGATGAACGCGGACGAGACACGGAAAATGCTAGAGGTCGCGGCGCAGCTTTTCCCGACGCTCAAGACGCCGACGGACGAGATGGCGGCCGCCTGGGCAATGGTGCTAGCTGATGTTCCCGCCGATTATGCGGGGGAGATTATCACCCGGTGCGCGAAAAGCAGTGATTTTCTGAGTCTTCGGCTGATTACGGAGACGTGGGAGGGCATGTTCGCGGAGGTGGATAGGGCGTTGCGTAGTGTGCCGCGTATGCGGCGGACTCATGCGGCGGCTGTCGCTTCGGGTGATCTTGAGCTTGCGGGCCGTATTGCGGGGGCGCATAACCGCGCTATTGCCCGTGTACCGGCACCGGTGGCCGCGTCGCGGGGTTTTGAGCCGTTGGAGGCCCAGTTACCCGCGCCGGTTGAGAAATCGGCTGTGCGGGCCGCTGGTGGCCGCGTGGCGTCTATCGCTTCGACACTGGGGGCTATGCCCGAGTAGCGCATATCACTGCCGCCCGGCTCGAACAATTAGCTATACACCCTGTATAGTTTTTATTGGCGGGGCAACCCACCAAAAACCAAGGAGAACACAATGAAAAAATCACTCAAAGCTCTACGCACAATCGCCATAGGATGGGCCATAGCCGCCGTCGCGGTAGCCATCATCTGGGCGGCAGCCACCGCATCATTCGGCGCCCTAGCCCTCCGCGCAAGCGACACCGGGCTACTCGCCTTCACCCTCGCCGCCGCCGTACTATTCCTCCCCATCACCTCAGCCGACTAGGAGAAACCTACATGAAAATCAACTACACGCTAGTAGCGCCCAATGCCAAGCCGCTCACGAAAGCGCACCCCGACGACGCCGGTTACGATTTGCGCGCACGCACCACACAGACAATCCAGCCCGGCGAGCGTACCCTGATCGGCACCGGTGTAGCCGTGAAATTCCCCGCCGGGACGGTAGGCATGGTGCACTCCCGCTCCGGCCTCGCCCTAAAAGGCATCGCCGTAGCAAACGCCCCCGGGGTAGTAGATGCGGGATTCACTGGCGAAATCGGCGTAATTCTAGAAAACCGCAGCAAAACACCGTATGTGGCGCATGAGGGCGACCGCATCGCGCAGCTAGTGCCGCTAGAACTGGCGCCCCTGGAATTGCAGGCTGTGCCCCGCGAAAAATTCGATACCGAGACGGCGCGCGGCGCAAACGGATTCGGATCAACAGGCAAATAAAAACACGCAAAAGAAATGCGCATCACACCCGTGCCGCGCATTTCTGAAAGGAAAAAACAGGATGGCAGATGTAACCATTCACGGGAATATCGGAAGCGAACCAGAACTTAGGTTCACCGGCGGCGGCGACCCCGTACTGAATTTCTCACTGGCCGAGAACCACAATCGGAAAAATCAGCAGACCGGGCAATGGGAAACCGTAGGCACCACCTGGCGCAAAGTCACCGTGTGGGCGCGCAACGGGCTAGACCCGCAACACCTGAGCGGCGTGCTCAAGAAAGGCACCCCCGTGATCGTGGCGGGGCCGGAGCAGAACCGTGAGTATACGACCCGGGACGGGGGGCGCGGCTACTCCCTGGAGGTCACGGCCCGGCTGCTAGGGGTAATCCCCTACGCGCCGAAGAACAGCGCGCCACAGGCCCCGCAGGCCCCGCAGGGCGGGTACCAGCAGCAGCGGCCGCAGCAGCAGGGGCCGGTGAATCAGAAGCTGCCCGAGAACCCGGGCGGCGACCCGTGGGGGCAGCAGGCCGGGGGTAATTACGACTGGGGCGCATCAGTAGATGGCGAACCGCCGTTCTAAAAAACAAATCACAGTGTGTGCCCCGGTTCACGCCGGGGCGCACGCGAAACAAAAGGAAAGAAAGCAATGGCGCAAAAACCCGGGCTAGTATTCACAATCCCGCTAGGTGATAAAAAATTTCTCACCAGCAACGAAGTAAACCGGGCCGGACACTGGGCGCGGGCAAAAAACACGCGGGCATGGCGAGACGAAACAGTAAAGCAAATCCGTGAGGGAATCCCTAAATCACGCATAAGCTATTTCGTCAAAATCGACATGATAATTCACAAACCCACGGCCCGCCGCTACGACCCGGGGAACCTATACCCGGTGGCTAAGGCAATCGTGGACGGCATCGTACTATCCGGACTGCTAGAAGACGATGATTACACGCACGTGGACGGGCCGCACCTGCACCACGGCGAACCGGACAAAGACCGCCCCGGGGTGATGGTGATAATACGCCCGATCAGTAAGGACGATTCAACCGTGGATATTTCAAAACTCTTATCCCTAAAAGATAATGCGGATAACGCCCTAATCGAATTAGAGAAATCAAAAGAAATACTGGATGAAGAAATATCATACGCGAAAGAAAAATCGCAATGGGCATTCAGTGAACCGGTAATCGACGGAATAAATGAGGGCGTGGACGCCGCAAAAAATGCCCTTAAAAAAATAATCGAAACCGTGGAAGAAATCGACGCGGAAAACTACGCGCAAATCAAGGGGAAACAATGAAACCGGAAATATACAAATTCAACAGCGAACCCGTGCGGGTTTTCATGATCGACGGTGATCCGTGGTTCGTGCTGCGGGACATTTGCGAGCTGCTAGACCTCACCACCCCCGCCCGGGTAGCCGAACGCCTCACCCAGAAGGGGGTGAGTAAAACTCACACCCCTACCCGTGGCGGTTCCCAGCCGGTGACGATCATCAACGAACCGAACCTTTACCGCGTAGTGTTGCGGTCTAACAGCCCGGCGGCCGAACCATTTGAGGCGTGGGTGACTGAGCAGGTGCTCCCGGCCATCCGCAAGACCGGTGCCTACGGGGTGCCCGCCCTACCAGGCAACTACCTAGAGGCGCTAGAGGCGCTAGTAGCCTCCGAAAAAGAAAAGCTCGCGCTCACCGCTAAAGTCGAAGAGCAGGCGCCGAAAGTAGGCGCATACGACGGCTTCCTAGGGGCTGACGGTGATTATAGCGTGGGGGAGGCCGCTAAGCTTCTCTCCCGCGCCGGGGTACCCACCGGGCAGACGCGGCTCTTCGCTTACCTCGAAGAATGCGGGTGGGTATTCAAGCGCGGCGGCCGCCGCCACCCGTACCAGCAGGCGATTGACCGGGGCCTGCTAGCTACCCGCGCTACACACTACACCGACATCACCGGTGAGCGGGTGAACGGCGCACTGCAGATACGGGTAACCGCGCAAGGGATCGAGAAGCTGCGCGCAATGATGCAAAAGCCGGTACTGACGCTAGCCGCATAGAAAGAACCAAGGGAGATAACAATGAGCAATTTCACTACACTGCTAGATGATTTAGAGAAAAACATCAGCACCATGCTAGACATGATCCCCGACACCGGGCACACCTTCGATGCGGGCAATTACCGGCCGTCAAAGGCTGCCCTGCAGCACGACTCAAAATGCATCATCCTAGCCCTTGAGGCAGCCTACACTAAAGCCTCTGAGGGGGTGGCAGTTCATGGCTAGCCACAGCACGCGGGTTGTGCCCATTGCGCAAGAGGGCTGGGTGTGGAAATGCAGTGTGTGCCATTGGGACGATGGTTGCCGCTACACGCTCCCGCTCTATGAGACGTGGGAGAAAGCGCGTGAGCACGGGCTGACGCATGAGTACACGCGCAACGCGGGGGGTGTGCGCCAATGATCGAGGTTGTCGCTAGTGGCCCTACCCGCGTGGTTGAATCTTATCTCAATCGGGAGGGGTTGACGCTCATATGCCCTCGCTGTCAGTCAGAGCAGTATCTTTGGCGTGTGAGTGAGGGTACGGCTAGGGCGGCTTTGGATTATCATTTGCGGGTGTGTACGCCGGTGTGGGAGCTACCCAGGGTTGGTGATGGAGTTCACTCCGTTTCGGCTTGCACGTAAACTATACGGGGCGTATAGTATTAGTTGTAGGGCAAACAGCCCACCGAACCGGAACCACCGGGGGAAACAACAACAACTAAGGAGCCGAGAATGGCACGCACCTATTCAACCCTGAGCGAAGCAGTAACCCGCGAAATCGTAGAGGCAATCGAAGCAGGCGACGTACAAGACGCCTACACCGCATACAATATCGACGCAATCGCCGATAAGGTGCTCTGCGGCTACGAAGACGGGTACATGCTCAAAGTCGAAGAACCCGACTTCTGGCGCATCGTAGAAGAAAACGCGATCTAGCCACTAAATAAAAAGAACCCCGGCTGGGCTAAAAACCCAGCCGGGGACACCAAATAAACCCACATAAACAGAAAGCCGGCACCTCAATAATCGGCACTTTCGGCCACTAAAAACAACATGAAACAAACAGAGATACCACCCGGAACACCCCTAGTAATCCTCGAAATCATAGAGGAAAAACTAGCCCAAAAAACAGGGAAACACACCGGAACAACAATAAACCACGTGCTATGTATCGCACGCCGTAACAAGGCTGGGAGGCTCAACCCAGAGCCGCTATCCAGGAAACACCAGGAATGCGTCGGACATGAAAAATACGCCGCCGTACTCACTGGCGCACAGGCCCGCAAAGCAGCCCGAAACAGGTACAAAACCCACCTGCAGAAAGGCCGTGCAACACTTCTATCAAGATTCGCACTCGCCGACGAGCCAGAAATCTACCACACGGAATTTATAAGCCGCGGCGAGGAAATCTACCCAAAATACCCATAGAGACAGGGACAACAAAATGAAATTACAAAATCCTCAGCTCAAAGGCGGGCACTACGCCCCCATCCACGGCATCACACCGGACATGATCGTAACCCCCCTGCCGTTCTGGCTCGGGTCGGCCCTCAAATATGTGTGGCGCGCGCCCCGTAAGAACGGCGGCGAAGACTTCCTGAAAGCCGCCGACTGCCTACGCCGGTACGCTAACCAGCTAGTCAATGGTGCACCCCAGGAACTCCCATACTGGGGCGCAGTTTCTAAATCGGAAACTCTACAGGAAAAACTAAGCAACCATTCAAGCGTTCACGCATTAGCGGTGAACTCAGTCCTATCAATAGTCCTGTGGGGAAGCAGTAAAAGCTTCATCCATGAATTGCACGAGAAGGAAGAAGGTAGCAAAGAAAAAGCTTTCATCGCAGGCGCTAGCTACGTTCTCCGCCTCCATAGTCGAGCGGAAATGCTGGAATGCTGGGCGCAAAAAATAGGTGATGAAGACCAAAAAACCATCTGGGAGCTGGTGAATCAGAAATGAGGAAGCCACAGAACGGGGGTAGGTGCATAGGCTGCGGGTGCCCTCACGGCCAATACCAGGCCGGGTGCCTCAACTGCAGCAAACGAAAAAGCGCCGCGAAATACTCCCGCGAAAGGTACATGCGGAAAAAGAAGGGGCTGCGCGCTAAGACAGGGCCGAAGCCTAAAAAGGTGGCCTTGACGGGCGAGCAGGCGGCCGAAGCCTACGGGCTGAACTATTTCATTGCGCGCCGACGTGAACGGCTAGGGCAGGAGGTGAACGCATGACACGGAAACTATTCACGCCGCAGCGGCGGAGCATCATCCCCTACCCCGGGGCACTCACACCGCAGCTCAGCATGTGGCCGAGAGTAAACGAGCACCTGCCGGACACGCTGCACATGCCACAGTTTCACTACGCGACGCGGCGGGGCCTGGTCGTCTCGTGCCTACACTGCGGGCGGCTGGTCGTGGTACACGACAGGATGGGCCGGGAGAACCGGCTGAACTCAAACGAAATATGGGAAACCACCTCAACAAAGGGAGAAACAGAATGCTAACCCTAGACGCGAACCCAGACGACTACCCGTGCCCCGAACTGATCCGCGAATACCTACGGGCGCAAAACATCCTAGAGAACGCGAAGAAATCCAAGCGCCAAACGAAGCTAAACATAAAACGAAGTAAGGCGAGGCTACGCGGGGTGAAAAAAGATATAGAACGCGCAAAGAACTGGCTGCATGCCTATGAATACGCGCTAGTCATGGCCGGACTCGACGAACCGGTAACCAAATAGCAAATAACAGTAGACCCCGGGGCGCAAACCCCGGGGTCTTCCCTATCACTCAGCAAGGGAAACAGCTCATGAAAACACTCACTCAAGCAATACGCGCACTATGCGACGGCGCACCCACCACACTACCCAGCGGGGAACGGATCACCGAAATGCCGCTGCTGGATCAGCTGGCAGACGCGAAAACAGCCCGCCGGTGGGGCGGCGCTGGCGGCGGCGGCGCATCATCACCTATCAACCTAGACGCGGCGCAGATAGAGCAGGACATCGACGCGGAGGTGAACCGGGTCTGCTCACACCATATGCGGGCGGCCGATAGGAAAACCCGTGTGAAATACTGGGCGTCTAACACGCCCGGCCTGCACGCCCTAGCCGAGGCCCTGGAATGGTGCGACCGGATACGGGCACTAAGCCACATCAAAGTACCGCTAGAGGGTGTATGCCCAATGTGTGGGGCGGAGCAGGTGTTTAGGTACAACAGTGAGGGTGAGCGGGTTGTTACCCCGGCGCTCACTATCACACTGGACGGGCCGCGCCTCACCATCGCCTGCGGTGCCGACGGGTGCGGGCACACCGCGCACGGAATCACCGGGCTAGAGAATTTGAACAGCGAAACAAAAACTGCTATCATGTCCCTAGCAGGCACAACTGTACCCTAGGACGGGTACACCAGGCGCACACTAACCCGGGAGCACCCGGGCATTTTTTATACCAAAACAGGCCCCGCACACAACACGTGTGCGGGGCTAAACCAATTTAAAGACCATGAGCGACACAACACTATTCGACATCCTCCGGGCATTCCAGGTGCGCGACACCAGCGACGATGCGGAAATACGCGCCCTCACCGACCGGGACATCACGCGGGCGATAGAGCGCCACCACGCCCGCCAAACCCAGCGCAGACCCAGACACAAACCAGCACCCGCATACAGAGACCCTACCGGAGAGGCAGCATGCGCACGCACAAACTCAAAATCCAGGAAATCCCGCTCAAAGACATTGCGCTTTTAGCGGGTAACCCGCGCCGAGGCAACATCGACGCCGTAGCCGAATCAATGGAAACCAACGGCGTTTACCAGCCGGTCATCATCAACCGGGGCACGCACACCGGCCGCGAGATGGAGGTTATAGCCGGTAACCACCGGGTGCAAGCCGCGCAGAAGCTCGGGCTAGAAACCATCCCCGCTATCGTCCTAGACATCACCGATAGCGAGGCTAAACGCATCGCCCTAGCCGATAACCGCACAAGCGACCTGGCAGAATACGACGCGCAGGCGCTCCTGGACATGCTAGACGACCTGGACGACCTGGTAGGTACCGGGTATGACCTGGATGATTTGGACGAGCTGCGGGCCGATCTAGAAGAAATCGCCGAAGAGATAGAGCCGGAGAAAGACACGGAGGGCGGCAGCCTTGAAGAGCAGTTCGGTACCCCCCCCCTTCACCACCCTATCGGCGCGCGGCGGGGCATGGCAGGCCCGTAAACGGGCGTGGGCAGCCAGTGGCATAGAATCCGTTGCAGGCCGCTCTGAGGGCCTTCTAAGCGACGCCCCGCACTACCGGTACACAAACTTTATGGAGGTGAAAAACCTTGCCGAAAAAGCCGCCGGTAAGAAGCTCACCACACAGGAAATCCTAGATAGCGAGTTCGCCGAAAAACTAAACGAGGTAGACGGCGGCACATCAACATTTGACGCCGCACTATGCGAAATCCTCTACCGCTGGTTCTCCCGCGAAGGCGACGAAATCACCGACCCCTGGGCCGGTGGATCAGTGCGCGGCATCGTAGCCTCAGCAATGGGCCGCCACTACACGGGGCATGAGCTGCGGCAGGAGCAGGTAGACGAGAACCGCGCCCAGGTGGAAGAATCACGCGGCAACTATGACGGGTGGGCGGGCGACCCCACCTATGTTTTGGGTGACTCACGGAAGACGCTAGCAGCCCGCACGGCCGGTTCGGCCGACATGGTTATAGGGTGCCCACCCTACTACGACCTAGAGGTATACAGCGATTTAGCGGAAGACCTTTCTACCATGTCGCCCAAAGAGTTCGACGCCTCAATGGTGAAAACCATGCGTGAGGTCGCCCGCGTACTCCGGCAAGACCGGTTCGCCGTTTTCATCGTCGGCAACGTCCGCAACAAGCAAGGTGAGCTGCTATCAATGCACCGGTGCATGCTGAACGCGGCAGAAGCCGCCGGGCTAACCTACACGCAGGACGCGATACTGCTAACGGCGGTTGGTACGGCCGCGCTCCGCTCACCCAAGCAGTTCAAACAAACCCGTGTGCTAGCCCGCACGCACCAGGAAATCCTTGTTTTCGTGAAGGGCGACCGGAAAAAAGCCGCTAAACGCCTCGGCGACGTAGACGTATCTATAGACCTGCAAGAAGCTGTGGCAGAGATGGAGAGGGAGAATGACGCAGCAGGAGAAGCCGCCGCGTAGGCGCTGCAAAGCCCGTAACCGGCGCGGGGGCCAATGCAAACGCTACCCAATACCCGGCGGCACCGTCTGCAAAATGCACGGCGGGGCCGCGCCGCAGGTCAAACGCAAAGCAGCACTGCGGCTCCAAGAGCTGGTAGACCCGGCCCTGAAAGTGCTTGCCCGCGAAATGGTGAGCGCCGAAAAATCAAGCGACAGGCTACGCGCCGTAGAAAACGTCCTAGACAGGGCCGGTATAACCAGAAAGCAGGATCAGGTGGACGAGACAACAGCGCAGGAGATGCTGATAGCGAAGCTGCAGCAAATGACCGGACAATAAAACACGGGGGCGGGTGGGGTGTATGGACTTCCTGAAAATGGTGGCCGCCTACCCGCCCGAGCTGGTAGCGGAGGCCGTGGCATCACTACCCGATCACGTGGCGCAAAAGCTGCTGGAATCCATCACCACCACAGCCGGTAAACCCGCATACGGCACGCCCGGGGAGCTGGCGGCCGCACTAGACGAGCGGACGGTGCAGACCCCGGCGCTAGACCTGATCGACCAGAAGCTAGTGCAGGCGTTCAACACCCCGGATTCGCGGCTAATCATCAGCATGCCCCCGCAGGAGGGCAAATCACAGCGCGCCTCCCGCCGCTTCGTAGAGTGGGTGCTCACGCAGAGGCCGGACACGCGAGTAATCATAGCCTCCTATCAACAGGAAATAGCCACGGAGTGGGGCGGGGTTATCCGTGACGACATCCGCGATAACGCCGCGAAACTAGGCATACGTGTACGCCCCGGTTCATCCTCAAAACAATTCTGGAAGCTTGACGGGCACGAAGGGAGCGTGTTCTGCGCGGGCGTAGGCGGCGCAATGACCGGTAAACCGGCCGACCTGCTGATTATCGACGACCCCGTGCGCGGGCACAAAGACGCCTCTTCACCCACCATTCAAAAGGATCAATGGAACTGGTGGACAGGCACCGCCGCCGCGCGTCTCGCCCCCGGTGCCCCCGTGATTCTAATCCTCACCCGGTGGCACGATAACGACCTGGCGGGGATGCTCATGCGGGAAAACCCCGGAGAATGGGAGTTCTTGCGCATCCCAGCGCAGGCAGACCATAAACCGGAGGCCGGGGAAGAAGACCCGCTAGGGCGGGAACCCGGCGAGTTCATGGTGTCCGCACGCGGCCGCACACAAAAGAACTGGGAGAAACGCAAACGCGAGGCCGGGCCGAAATCATGGGCCGCCCTATACCAGGGCACTCCATCACCTGACGAAGGCGGTATTTTCCCCGGTACGTGGGCGCGCTACAGCAACCCCATATGGGTTGAACAGCCTACCGGTGAGCGGGTAATCCACGGCATCGGCCCAGAGGACGAAATCATACAATCCTGGGACTTGGCGTTTAAGGGCACAGACCAATCCGATTACGTCGTGGGCCAAGTCTGGCTACGCCGGGGCGCCCGCTGCTTCCTGCTAGACATGCGGCGTGAGCGGCTAACTTTCATGGAGACGCTAGACGCGATCAAGGCAATGTCCGCGAAATGGCCGCAGGCCGTAGCGAAATTCGTTGAGGACAAAGCGAACGGCCCGGCGGTCATCAACTCCCTACGCGGGAAAGTCGCCGGGATAATCCCAGTCACACCCGACGGCGGTAAAGTCGTCCGCGCTAACGCCGTCTCGCCACTAGCGCACTCCGGCGACATCATCCTACCCGAGCCGCACCTGCTACCAAATGTTGAAGAGCTAGTTGAGGAAGCGAAGCTGTTCCCGAACGGGAAGCACGACGACGCGGTGGACGCCATGACACAGGCAGCGAACCAGCTCGGCATCAACCCCATCACCGGCGGGGACACGATAGAAGACGCCGAAGAATGGGGTGAGGACGGGTACAGCATCGGATTCTACTAAGAGAGGGGGCGCCCTATGGGCCGCCTGCAAAGCATCATCGAATCGGCGCGCGAGACCATTACGGGCGCTTTCAACGGCCCGGCCCGTGAGCTAGAGGCCGCAACCGCGCAGCTGCGTGAGTCATTCTCCACGATTGAAGGGATGATGGCGGAGGACGCGGGGTGGCGGCGGCTCACCACCATAGGCAGCGAGGAGTTCACCCTAGCCGGTGTGAAGCGCAATAGCGACGTGTGCAGGCTAATGTCCGTGTCCGACCCGCTGGTGAAGCGTGGCGTGCATGTCCGCGCCGGGTACGTCTTCGGCGCGGGTGTGGGTGTGACCGCTAAAGCAACAGCAGAAAACAGCAGCCAGGATGTGAACGCCGTCATACAGGCGTTTTGGGATGCGCCCGCAAACCGCCGCGCACTCACAGGCATGCAAGCACAGCACCGGCTAGAACACGCGCAAGCGACCGACGGGAACATATTCATCGCCCTACGCACCGACCCCACCAGCGGGGCCGTAACCGCCCGCACCATCCCACTCACCGAAATCACCGGCGTACTCACCAACCCAGAAAACGCATCAGAGCCACGGTACTATTTGCGCGCCTGGACAGAAAAACTATACGACGCCGCGAGCACCCAGACCGTCCGCAAAGAAGCCTACTACCCCGCCCTCGGTTGGCGGCCCGTAGCGCAACCCCAAAGCATAGGCGGCATCCCCGTAGACTGGACAACCCCCATCCACCACCAGGCAGACGGATCACCCGACGGCTGGGCCTGGGGCGTGCCCGACATCTTCGCAGCCCTCCCCTGGGCACGCGCATACAAAATCTACCTTGAGGACTGGGCGCGGCTCATGCGCGCACTAGCACGCATCAGCCACCGGGTAACAGCGAAAAACAACAAAGCCGCCTCAGAAGCCCGCCGCGCACTACAGCACGCCGCATTATCCCCCACACCCGGGGTAATCGGCACCGTAGACGCCACAGTAGAGGCCATGCCCAAGACCGGGGCGGCAATCGACGCAGAATCAGGTAAACCCCTAGCATCAATGGTCGCCGCCGCACTAGGCGTCCCCGTAACCATGCTACTAGGCGACCCAGGGCAGACCGGGGCGCGGGCCGTAGCCGAAACCCTAGACCGGCCAATGCTCAACGACCTCATGGCGCGGCAACACCTCTGGCAAGAAACCTACCGGGCGATCCTCGGGCACGTCATCGACGCCGCCATAGCCGCCCCGCAAGGCCCACTCAAAGGCACCGTGAAACAGGCCGCCGGGCAATGGGACATAAGCCTACCCGACGGGGTAGAACGCACCCTAGTGTTCCATTTCCCAGACCTCAACGAGCAGACGCTAGCCGAAACAATCGACGCCGTAACCAAAACCTACGCCACAGGGCTAGTACCCTACGAGACCTTGGCGCTGCTCACCCTACGCGCGCTAGGGGTGCGCGACCCCGACGAAATCATAGCCGGAATGACAGACCCCACCACAGGGGAGTTCATACCCGCAGGGGCCAACCTAGCCGACGCAATCATAGCCCAAGCAACACGCGGAGAACGGAGCGACGAATGACCGTGCACATGGCAGCCGCCGAAGCCGCACAACGCCTCAAAGACCAAACCGAACGCATGCTAGCCCTCCCAGAAACAACACTAGCCACACAATGGGCCGCAGCATGGGAAACACTAGAGGCAGCATTCGCCGACGCCATCCGGGCGGCACAAGACCCCACCACAGGGGCAGCCCCCGGGTGGCGCATCCTCCAAGCAAACCGCACCCACGAAGCCCTGCAGCACGCCCGCGAAAAACTAGAAGAACTACTCGCCGAATACACCGGCGTAACCGCCGACATCACCATTCCCGATGCGATCAACAGTGCACTAGACGCACACGCCAGGATGGTAAAAACACAGCTACCCCTCACCTACGCGCTCTCCCACACCCTCAACACCATCACACCCGAAGAAATCGACTGGATGGTGCGCCGCACAACCCAGCGCATCACCACCCACACCCTGCGGCTCCCCGAAGAAATCGACACCAAACTAAAACACGCCCTCATACGCGGCACCGCAACAGGGGCAAACCCAGAAGAAACCGCGCGGCAACTCCTAAAACAAGTCGGCAACACCTTCAAAGGCGGGCTACCACGCGCAACCATGATCGCCCGCACAGAAACCCACGACGCGCAACGCCACGCAACACAACAATGGGAGAGCCGTAACACCGACATCCTAGAAGGCTGGGTATGGGTAGCCGCCCTAGACAAACGCACATGCCCCGCATGCATCGCCATGCACGGCACAACCCACCCCACCACCGAACCCGGCCCAAACGACCACCACCGCGGCAGGTGCACCCGCGTACCAAAAACCAAACCCTGGGCACAACTCGGCATCAACCAAACCGACACCGCACCAAAAATCCAAACCGGCGAGCAATGGTACAGGTCACTAACACCACAAGCGCAAGCCGACATACTAGGTGCCCAGCGCGCCCACCTCATAAACACCGGGCAAATCCCATTCACCGCCCTAGCCCAAAGAACCACAAACCCGGGGTGGCGCGACACCATCACCCAACGCCCACTGAGCGACCTAAAACAGAAAGCCAAAAATGCCTAAAACACTCACCCGCGAATCAGCAGGCGGACAACCAACCAGCGACCTAACCGGCGCAAAAATCGCAATCACCATCATCACCCCCGGCCAAGGCTCAAGCGGCTACTACCCACCCGAAACCATCTCGGGCGCCGCCCACCTCTTCCCCGCCGGCACACACATGTACATCAACCACCAAACCGAAAACGAAGAATGGGAGAGGCCCGAAGGCGACCTCAACCAACTAGCCGGAGCACTAGCAACCCCCGCAACCATCAACCCAGAAACCGGGGCACTAGAAGCAACCGCAGAAATCTTCGAATCACACCGAAAATTCCTAGCAGACCGCGCACACATCATCGGCGTAAGCATCAACGGAACCGCCAGCATCAACCCCGACGGCGTAGTAGAAGCAATCCACAGCATCCGCTCCGTAGACTTCGTAACCCGCCCAGGACGCGGGGGACGAATCGACCAAATCCTAGAACACCAGAAGGAGGACGAAGGCGAAATGCCCAAACCCCATGAACAACAGAACCCCGTGGAAGAAATCACAGGCACCAACGACACCCTGGAAAACAACGCCCCCGGTGAGGCCGTGGCCGGTGAAACGGCACCCGCCAGCGACGAAAACACCGCCGACGCGGCCGCCGAAGCAGTAGAGCCGGAGCCGGGGCCGGTGGAGAATGACGGGTGCGCCGAATCGGCCCGTGAGTCCGCCGTGTCTGAGGCCGCCCGCCTCGCTACCGAGAACCGGGCGCTGCATGAGCGCATCGCAGTGTTGGAGGGTGAGGCGCGCCGCACCGTCGTTGAGTCTATCGTTCGTGAAGAGTTCCACGGCATCAACGCACCCCACGCCGTGAAAACCCTCACAGAGGCAGGGGCGGCGGACAAGAACCTAGACCCAGAGGCGTTCCGTGAAAGCGTCCGCGCCCACGCCGCAGAATACCCGCGCGCCCCCTACGGCGCACCCGGCGTCTACGGCGTCCCCACCAACACCGGCGGGGCCGTCACCGAATCAGACATCCTAGAAGCAATGAAAGGCTAACCACAATGGCTAAAAACCTCGTCTACCCCCGCGCCGAACACATCAGCGTACCCTCGCCCGCAGACGTGAAAAGCGGCGACCCCGTGGTAGTCGGCACCAACGACGCCGGGTACGCCGGTGTAGCAATCATCGACGCAGCGAACGGGTACCCCGTCACCCTAGACCTCGTAGGCTCCTGGCTGATCCCCGTGAAGGAGAAGGTGAACGCCGGGCAGCGCGTGAACGTCGGCACCGACGGTAAGCTCACCACCGGGGCAGGCAAGAAATGGGGTGTAGCCCTGGAAGGCTCCGCAGCCCCCGGCGCCGACGCCCACGTTAAGCCGCTCGGCGCATTCTAAACCACCCCAACGACAGAAGAGAGAAACACTCATGAGCAAAGACTTCCTACACGCGGACAAAATCGCTGAGGCCGGGGTGCCCGGCGGCGACCGCATCATTGAGGCCGCACGCCTTTTCCGTGCAGGCATGACCGGCACCCCCTCCGCCCAGGCCCGCCTGAGCGAAGCAATGACTACGAGCGACTTCCCTACGCTCCTGGGGCAGGCCCTAGAAATCGACATGCTGCACACCTACCGCGACTATACGCCGCAGTGGCAGGGTCTTGCGGACACCACCGAAGTAGCGGACTTCCGGCCCAAGACCCTCAAAGACCTCTTCGGTCCCGTAGACTACCAGGAGGTGGCGCAGGGCGAAGAGTATAAGGCTACCTCGCTGAGCGACACCAAGCACGAAATCAAGGTGCAAAAGTACGGCATCACCCTCCCCTTCACCTGGGAGATGCAGCTCAACCAGGAATGGGAACAGCTCGCACGCATCCCCGACCGCCTGGCGAAGGGCGCACGCAAGCGTGAAGACCGCGCCGTAATCGAAGCCTTCGTAGGCAACACCGGCCCCCGCGCCAGCTTCTTCAAGGGCAAGGCCGCCATTGCAGCTAAGCCGCTCACCATCAACAACCTGTGGGAAGCGTACAAATCCATCACCCAGCGCCTCAACAACGACGGCGAACCGGTAGACACCGGCAGCCTAGTGCTGGTAGTCCCCAAGACCCTAGAGGCCGACGCGCAGCGCATCCTCAACACCGAGCGGATCAAAACCACCGTGGGGGACACCACCACCGAAGAAAGCAACTACCTGCGCGGCGTATTCACCCTCAAAGTGCTTGACGGCCTCACCGCCGTAGACAAGTCCACCAAGGCAGCCACCACCTGGTACGTGCTCCCCGGTGTCGGAACCACCAATCCCGCCCTGGTGAAAGCCAGCCTGCGCGGGTACGCCGAGCCGGACATTCGCGTGAAGAACGACGCGGGCCGCAACGCCGCAGGTGGCGACATCGACCCAACCGCCGGTTCTTTCGACCGCGACACGATCACGTACCGTGGCCGCCACGTCACCGGCGCAACCGCCGTATACAACACCGCCGTGTACGCATCTACCGGCGCATAATCAGAGGATGGAGGGCCGCGCCCATGATAGAGAGAGATATTAGCCGGGTGCGGCTCCTCATCGCCGACCTGCCGAAGGATGGGGAGGCGGGGTGCGGTACGGGCACCCTCCTCACTGATACGCAGGTGGAAGACCTGCTAGACCTGTCCGGCGGGAACGTGAAGCGGGCCGCAGCCCGGGCGCTCCGCACCATCGCCACTAGCGAGGTGCTGCTATCCAAGAAGATAACGCAGCAGGATTTATCGGTTGATGGCCCGGCGGTTGCGGCTGAGCTGAGGGCGCAGGCTGACGCGCTGGATGCTGAGGCGCAGCGTGACGAAGACCGGGCGGGCAGCAGCGGCGCTTTCTGGGAGGCGCTGGGTGGCCTGCACGGCTCGGCTATGAGTGAGGGCGCATCCCCCCGGGCCACCGCACCCTATGGGGGTGGGTTTGGTTGGTACTAGCTAACAGCCGCGTCGTCCCGAAGGGGTGGGGTGCTAGGCAGGCCCCCGTCCTGCTCGGGTCGATGAACAGCACGTGCGCCCTATACTCACCCGGGGCACCCGACAAAGATAACCCGCTGGATGGGCCGGGGGAGCCACGCATAGAGTATGAGGGCATCCCCTGCCGCGTGCAAGAGCTAAACCTCTCCGGTAACACGCAGGATGCTACGGGGCAGCTTGACGCAGCCCGCCGCGAATACCGGGTTAGCATCCCGCTGCGGGTTGAGCGGCCCCGCGTCGGCTGGGTAGTGCGCATCACAGGGAGCGACGACCCGGGCACGGTAGGCCGCGAACTCACAGTGCGGCAAATCCTGTACGGATCGGAGCTGCCGTGCCGCGACCTGGTATGCACAGACCCGCTGCAAGAGAACGGAGGGCGCGGTGACTAAAAGCGTAGACATCACCGAGCTAGCCGCCATCGGCGCGAAACTAGCAGCAATACGCCCCCGCACCGAACAGGTGCTAGCGAAAGGTGCAGGGGACATCGCGGCCCAGGCGGCCGTGATAGCGCCCATCCGCACCGGGCACCTGCGGGCATCCATCAAACCCCGCCGTGTAAGTGCGGACGAGTACGCGATCACCGCCGGGGCCTCATACGCTGGGTTCGTCGAGTACGGCACCGTGCACATGCGGCCCAGGCCGTACATGCGGCCCGCTACCGATGCGGTCGTACCGTCTGTGGAGAAGGCGCTGCTAGAGGTTGGGGGGAAGATTTTCTGATGCGAATCACGGAGATAATAAGCGCGCTCACCGCCGCCCTAGATGGCATTCAGAACACGACAGTGTACGCGGGTGTTGTCCCCGCCGATGTGCCGCTCTACCGTGACGGCCGCACCCCCAAGCCCTACATTCTCCTGTGGGTCTCGCAGCCTACGGGGATTGACGCGATGCGGAGCTTAGCGGGGTGCGCCGACCGCGATTCACAGACCCTCACCATCCAGACAACCCTAGTAGGGGCTGATGTGAACACGGTCATGCACCTATCGGAAGAGGTGCGGGGCCGCCTCACCGGGCACGCTATCGGCGGGCATGAGGTGAGGCCGGACGAGCCGCAGCAGCAGACCGCGTACCCAGAATTTGACACAACGACACCACCCGCCCGGGCATACGTCCCCCTGGTGTGGCGTCTCACAACACAATAAACGAAAGGTGAAAGCAGCATGGACGGATTCGTGCGTGTAGCCCACAGTGTAACCGGGCTGATCGTAGAGGTGCCCGAGCACTACCTGAAACTGTTCCCCGGACTCTACCGCGACCTGCCCTCAACCGAGGGGCGCGTGCAGCCGGTCACAGAAATAGACCCCAAGGCAACCAACAATGGAGGTAAGAACTAATGGCAGTCCCCCCGGGCCGCACCCTTGCAGGTGCTAAAACAAAGCTTGTTCTCATTCCCGCCGGTGGCATCAAAAACCCGGCTGCACCGACCATCACCGAGCTAAACGCGGGCAAGGACGCATCGTGCCGCCTGCTAAAGGACGGCACTCACGTTGGTGCGGCCGCATCCGAGACTATCGACGGCATGGCCGCCCTCTGCGAAGACTCCAACGCTAAGACGTTCGGCAAGGCCAACTTTGAGGGTAAGCTCGTACCTTTCCGCTGGTTCAACAAGGCGAAGCCGGGGCAGGCTGATCCGCAGGGCGACGAGATTTTCCAGATGCTCAAGACTAAGGGCACCGATATTTTCGTTGTCGTCCGCGTCTCCGCCAAGCCCTATGATGCGCCGTTTGAGGCCGAAGACGAGATTAGCGTATACCAGGCCATCACCGACACCCCCCGCTACCCGGAGGGTGAGAACGGTAGCGAGGGTTACATCCGCGCCGAAGTCGATTTGGCTGTGAACAACGGTTGGCCGTTCATCGCGGCTAAGGCGGCCTAATAGTCCTGCCACCCGTGCGGTGGCTTCCCCGCGCTCCACCATAGGCGGTGAGCGCGGCTCATACCCCTTAGCCGGGCCGGGTTTAGTGTGTGCCCCGGCCCGGTTGAGGGCACTTTAATCACACGCGAAACACACACGATAAGGATTTATAGACTATGGCTACCAAGAAGAAGACCGCCACCACTACCGCACCGGCCCCTGCTGGGTTCAACTTGACCGACTGGATTACCGGCGGCACTGAGCACCGTCTCACCCGCACCGCCCTGCTGGCGCTGGACGCTAACGCGGCTGAGCGCATCGCCGAACTGGAGGCAACTATTAAGCGGCTGTCCGGGCCGGAGGGGGCGGCCCCTGCAGGTACCGAGGCGCTGGGCGAGGTGAGCAACGCGGACAAGCTCACCGAGGCGCAGGACGAGCTGGAACACCTACTGAGCACCGTGCAGACCGCCGAAGTGGTGGTTTACGGGCTGGTGGATACCGAGAGTGAGCGTATCCGTGAAGAGTACAAGGCTGATGGTGGCACCGACGAAGGTATTAAGAATGATGATGTGCGGCTCTGGTACCGCATCTTGGCGGAGGCGGCGACCCTGGAAGGGCACCGGCTCACCCCCACCGAATGGGAGGGTGTGCACGAGACTATCGGCGGGCAGTTCGTGCGGGTAATCGGCGCATACGTTGAGGCCGCTAACGCCGCCGTAGGCTTCGAGGTGTCGCCCCGGTTTCGTAGCTGACTGCCTCATTTGTGAGGAACACGCGGGTGGCCTGCTGGCGTTGCAGGCCGCCCGTGATTGGGGTGTTGCCCCGCATATCCTGCTTGGTGGTACGGGGCCGTGGACTGACGCCGACCGTATAGCGGTGATGGGCCTAGCCCTGTATGAGCGTGAGCTGTGCAAGGAGTGCGGGCGGCACACCAGTATCTGCCGTAACCCGAAGTTCTCCGGCTGGTTCGAGGTGGAGCAGGAGACGTGCTATGCGAAGGCTGCGGTGGATCGTGTGACTAGTGGGAAGAATTTCCGGCCGGAGCCGGGGCGGGTTATGTACCCGGTTCTTGAGGATTTGCGGGATGATCCCGCGTTTGTACCTGATGATGTTTAGATGATTTGGAGATGTGGTTATGGCTGCGGAGCAGAAGGTTACGGTACGCCTACGCGCTGATGTGAAGCAATTCACTGAGGGTATGCGGCAGGCCGGTAAAATAGCGAAAGACGCCGCCAAACACACCGAAAAATCATTCAGAAACACCGAAAAATCCACGCGCCAAGCCGGGGCCGCCGCCGCTAAATCCATGCGCGGCATCGGCACCGAAGCCCGCAAAACCGCCACCACCTCCGAAAAAGCACTGCGCGGCATCGGCACCACCTCACGCCGCTCAGCATCAGAGGCCGCTAACGCCATGAAACGCATGGGCGAAATAGCGAAGGGGGCGGGGGCGCAGGCGCAGCGGGCCGCGAACGTGCGCGGCGGCACCGGTGACCTCGGCGCACCCTGGCGGCGGCTCGCGGCAGACCAGCGGGCCGCCGTAGCATCATCCCGCGCAGCCTCAGCAGAGGTGCAGGCCGCAGTGGTAGCAGCAGGGCACGCCCGCGCCGGGGGCGGCGCATTCACCGCCGTATCAGCCGGGGCGGCCGCGGCATCACGCGACGCCTCTAAATCACTGTCCGGTATCGGCATAGCGGCAGCGGCGGCCGGTAAGCACGCCGGTGACGGGATGCAGCAGGGTATGCGCACCGTCACCCGCTCAGCCCGCGACGCCGCAACGCAGACAGTGCGCGCCCACGAAGCCGCCGCCGTAGCAGCCGTAGCAGCTTCACGCCGCGCCGCTCAGCAGACAAGCGGCCTCACCGGGCAGCAGTCAGCAAAATCAGCACGCGCCGCAGCAGCCGAATCACAGGCCGCGATACGATCCACAGCAGCAGTAGCCGCAGCGGCCGCACTCACTAGCGCAACCAGCATACGGGCCGCGCAGCAGGGGACAGTGCGGGCCATCGCCGAGACATCACGGGCGGGGCAGGCAGCAAACGCGGCCCTGTTCGCTAACCGTGCGGCGCAGGCCCGACAGTCCGGGGCGCAAGTAGTCCAAGCCTATAGGGACACGGCGGCACAGTCCTATGGCGTTTTCTCCGGTATGACGCGGGCGGAGAAAGCGGCGCGGCGCGAATCAGCTAGGGCCGCTATAGACTACGCGGGCGGTATCACTACCGCTATGGAGCGGGCCTCCCTCAACTCGCAGAACGCCTACAGCGGCCTTGCGTCTTCCGTCGGGGCGTCTTTCAAATCGGCGGCTGTGAGCGCCCGCGACCACATCCTGAGCATCGGCCCCGTAAACAAGCTCGTCTACTCCGAGATGGCGGTGAACGCCCGGGCCGGGGCCGCCGCCACCGCATCATCGGTGCAGACCTACGCCACCGCCGCCCGCAACACCTACGCGCAGATGCGGGAAAACAGCCGCCAGGCTGAGGCGTCTTCACAGTCACTCACCCGCTCTATCCTGGGCAACCGTGACGCAATGGATAAGCTCGCCTCTGGTAGCGCTATCGCCGGGGCCGGGCTGCTAGCCGCGTTTGCTCTACCGGTGAAGGCTTTCGCAGATTTTGATGCGGCAATGTCCGGCGTGCAGGCCGCGACACACGAGACGGCCTCGAACATGAACCTGCTCCGTGAGGCCGCGATCAAGGCGGGTGCCGACACCAAATATTCCGGCACGGAGGCGGCCAACGGCATCACGGAGCTTGCTAAGGCCGGTGTGGAAACATCGGACATCCTGAACGGCGGCCTGGACGGTGCCCTGTCCCTTGCAGCGGCTGGTGAGCTTCGTGTCGGTGACGCCGCCGAACTGGCGGCTACCGCCCTCACGCAGTTCAAGCTTAAGGGTAGCGACCTGGGGCACGTAGCGGATTTGCTTGCGGCCGGTGCAGGTAAAGCCCAGGGCAGCGTCGGCGATCTTGGTTACGCGCTCAAGCAGTCCGGCTTGGTGGCAGCACAGACAGGGTTCAGCATCGAAGAAACTGTTGGTGCGCTGGCGGCGTTCGCATCGGCGGGCCTTATCGGCTCTGACGCGGGCACATCGTTCAAGGTCATGCTGCAGAAGCTTCAAAACCCGTCCAAGGAGACGGCGGAGACGATGGGCGAGCTGGGCCTGAGCTTGTACGATAACCAGGGTAAGGTCAAGAAGCTATCGGTGTTCGCGGGCGAGCTGAAAGCCGCGTTGAAGGGCATGACGGCTGAGCAGCGTGACGCTACGCTGGCGCAGATTTTCGGTTCTGACGCTGTGCGTGCCGCCGCCGTGCTCTATGAGCAGGGGCAAGACGGTATCCAGGGGTGGATTGATAAGGTCAATGATTCTGGTTACGCGGCTGAGACTGCGGCTATCGCGCAGAACAACCTTAAGGGAGACCTTGAGAAGCTGGGCGGGTCTATCGAGACGCTTTTCATCAAGTCCGGTTCTGGTGTGGCTGACGCGCTGCGCCCGGCCGTGCAATGGCTGGATAAGCTCGTTGATGGTCTTTCGCGTGTCGATTCGGGTACGCTCACAACGGTTCTCACCATTGGGGGTATCACTGGTGCGCTGCTGCTGGCTGTGGCTGGTGCCGCGAAGTTCGTTACTATGGTGCACGCTACACGCACGGCGCTAGTTGAGCTAGGGTTAGCCGGGCGCAGCGCCTCAGCCGGTGTAGCCGCATCTAACGCCCAGATGGAGGCGGGATCCGCAAGCGGTGGTAAATTCTCCGGTGTGGTAGGGAAGCTGGCCCGTGGATTCGGCTACCTCTCCCTAGCTGTAGCTGGTGCTGAGGCGATAGCTACACCTTTCAAGAACCTTAACGCGCAGACACCGGGCGTGGAGAAAATGACTAACGCCCTATCTGAGAGCGGCGGTGAGATGAACCGCATCAACGACATTTTCAAAAACGCGGAGTTCACGAACGGGCGCGGCAGGTGGGCCATGCACGGCACCGAAGAGGGCATCAATGGCATCAACGACGCACTGAAACGCCTCAGTAACCAGACCGCGTTCGACGGGTTTAACGGCATGGTTAACAACCTCGTCGGCTCCAAAGGTTCATTCGATCTGCTCAAGGATAGTGTGCTGCAGGTGGACGAGGCGTTGGCGAAGATGTACGGTGAGAATCCGCAGCGCGCTACCGCGCTCTTCAAGCAGATAGCGGACGAGGCGGAGCATTCGGGTGTGAGCGTCAGCAAGATAACCGAGCTTTTCCCGAAGCTTGGGCAGGCCGTCACTGATTACGCGAACAAGCTTGGGGTGGCGCTCACCGATGAAGAGAAATTCCAGGCGATGAAGGGTCAGCTGCCCGAGAAGCTGCAAAAGGCCGGGGCATCCCAGGAAGAGCTGAACAAGAAAATCAAGGAGGGAACGGCCGCTACCAGTGAAGCCACGGACGCTATCGGTGAGAACACTAAGAAGCTGGACGAGAACGGCGAAGTGGTAGAAAAGGTTGAGTCCCTGCTATCTGATTTTGCTAAGGCATTCGATTACCTCGGCAAGGGCTTCCGATCCTACAACGATTCGATGGGTTCATACTATGAGTCGCTTGAGAAGCTGGCGGAGGCTTTCAAGAAGGGTAAGACCGCTTCCTATGATCTTGGTTACGGTTTCGATAACGCTTCAAAGAGCGGCCGTGAGCTGAACAAGCTTTTCGGGTCTGTCGCTAACGAAACGAACAAGGTTGCCGTTGCCGCGTCTAACGCTGGTAAATCGCAGGAAGAGATTCGTGCGATTTATGAGCGAGGGTACCAAACGATTCGAAAATATGGGTACCAGGCGGGGTTGTCGTCTGAGCAGGTTGAGGACTTGGCGCGTGCCGCGTTCGGCCTGCAAGACAAGAACATTAGCATCAGCACGTTCATGGATGATAACGCCCGGGCTGTGGCGAACCGCACCGCTAAAGAGGTGAACGGCATCCCTAACCAAGTGCACGTCGCGGGCGGCACTATCGGTTTCGACCAGGCTACAGGTAAGGCAACACAGCTGCGTGACGCCCTGGGCAATATTCCTGGGCAGAAGAACGTGAACGTGCAGGCGCAGGGTATCGAGGAGACTAAAAGCGGTTTCAGTGAGGTTGCTAAGTGGCTTGAATCTATGCCCGGCAACAAAGAGATTGAGATTGATGCGACGGGCACGTTCGATGCGTCCTCAGCTATCCAGGGCGTGAGTGACACGGTGAACGCTGTCCCCGGGTCGCACAACACCGATATGACCGCTACCACGGGTAATTTTGATTCTGCTGCGGCGATAACCGCCGAGTCTGTGCGGAACCTCCCGAAGTCGCACAACACCGACATGCGGGGTGACGCATCGAATGTTAACCGTGCAGCATCACAGGCGACCGACTCCGTAGGCAAGGTTCCCGATAGGCACAACACTGAGCTGAACGTCGTAGGCCTCGGCGGGTTCGTAGGTAGCGTGCGCCGCGCTATCGACTGGGTGTTTTCAATCCCTACCGTCCGCGAAACGACACTGCGGATCAGGAATATCACCGAGAATATTACCCACAAGATCGAGACCTACCGTAAGAAGTTCTTCGGGTTTGCCTCCGGCGGGCATGTGGGTGATACGATGCGCGGCTTTGCCTCCGGCGGGCTGATTAGCGGCCGCCCACCTGCGGCCCCGCACGTTGATAACCGGCGTGCGGTGGTTGAGGATACGGGCGAGCCTATCCGTGTGCGCTCCGGTGAGTTCATTATGAACGAGCGGGCTACGCGGCGTAACCGGCCGCTGCTTGAGTTCCTGAACGCCGGGGGTAACCCGCGTTCGGTGCGTGGCTTCGCCTTTGGTGGTTCGCCCGCCCCGGTGGGGTTCGCGCCCGCGCCTGACGCTAATCTGCGGATTGGGGAGCAGATAGCGGCGGCGTTGAGTGGGTGGAAGCCGGTAGTGGAAATTTCGGGTACTAAGTTCTATGGCGTTATGGCTGAGTCGCGTACCCGCGCACGCCGGTAAAGATAAGAGGAAACAGAACAGGAAGGAGGGCGGCGCATGTCTAGGATGTGGATAGGGCGGCCCGCAACAATGGTGCCCGTAAAGGGCTACTCAGAGGTGACGACAACCCGAACACTGGTGAACCGGATCGACACAGACCCGCTCACGGGTGTGCGCCGAACCTCCTTCTACGGGCCTCCCCGCAGTATGCGTGAGATGCGCTGCACCTGGCGGGCTGAGGGTGAACAGCTGGGGATGATTGAGGGGCTGCTGAACCTCTCCATGCTTGGCGGTTCACTGGTAGGCCCCGCCACCCCGCTCACGGTCATACCCGCCGGGGCGGAGCATATCAACGTCATGCCGCCGCGCACCTCAATGCTGCTGGATGTTTACGGGGCCGTTTATTCCCCCATGATGGTTGATTCTGGGGGGCACGGCATCATATGGCCCGGCGGCACATCGGTGACAACCCCGACGTTTGTTAGGCAGGACATTCCGTTTCCGTGGGGCGGTGAGGTGGTGAACATCTCATGCGTGCTAGAGGATGACTCATACCTGCGCATCTGGTGGGGCGGCGGCCGGGCAGGCCAATTCGGTGTAACTACCGTGGAAGGGCCGGGTAAGGGCGCGGGCGTGCACCGCAGGGAGGCCTACGTGCTAGTCCCCAAAGCCTGCACCCTCTACGGCGTGCAGCTGAGCGGGACTGGTACCTGCGCATCAATGGTGCTAGGGCGCGAAAAGAAGCCCTGGACGGTAGGCGAAACGCTAATGGGTGGCATCGTGGATGATTACGAGGTGAAGCCGCTCTACCGGGGCGGCAGCAAGAATATCTCGGAGATTACGTGCACGATCAAGGAAACGGGGAATGGTAGCTAATGGGTGCTGAGAATCCGGGGCCTACCCAAATCTGGGGGATGCAGGCTAGTAAGTCGTATGTGCGGGAAAAGGGTGTGCGAATCATCTACGCCCGCATCTATGTCGGCGGCTCCGATGAAGGTATGCACCAGGTGGAGATTTCTTCCGCGATGTCGGGTGACCTGCCCGGCCGCCTGGCTATCACCTCCGGTTTCAATCAGTCTACGGGCACCATCACGTGGCAGATGGCCGATGCGACACCGAACCTTTGGACGGGGTTTGCTGGTGGGCTGCGTGTCCCGAAAATCGGTGAGCGCATCGAAATTGACATGTCCCTATCCCCGTCGGATATACCCGGCCCTAATAAGTGGGTGCGGGTTTTCACGGGCCGTGTGGATTTTAATGAGGTTCAGGACGGTAACCAGCTTGTCACCCATATTGTGGATGATTGGGATAAGTTCGGTAAGGGTGTTGAGGTTATGCCGCTGCTGCGGCACATGCCAGGCCGTAAGAACAGTGATTTTAAGACTTTCACCCCCGGCTGCTCGATTAATTACGTGGTGTGGGATGTGCTGGATCAGTGCGGGTTCGCGGTGTCCCCGGCGTCGAAGGTTCCTCTTGGTGTCGATAAGCGGGTGGTGATGCACGCCCCTCTGCAGGGCACTATGTGGACGGCATGGGAGCGGTATAAGGGTGCGTGCGTGAAAGCTGGGCCGGTTGAAGAGACGTATGACATTATCCCCACTTTCGTTTTCCATGATAGCGGCGAATGCTACCTTTTCAAGGGCTGGGGCGTGTACGAGAACCTGGCTGAGAACCGGAACCTGCGGGGGACGCAGCCGGTCATGGTTAGGTTCCGTGTGGGTGCTGGGCACACCGGTAAATTCACGCTCAAGCTGACGGTGGGCGGTAAGAAGGTCGCTATCACCCTTGAGGGGAATAAGCGGCTGTCTGTGCACCCCGGGAATAATCCACGGTATGGGGATTTTCTGGTGCCGAAAGATGGCGTCGTGGAGTTCCTGATGCATGTGAACGGGCGCTGGGAGACGCGGCTAGGGGTTGAGGGTACGCCCGGCCCTAGTGGCGTACATGAAAGGTGGTGGGGGCCGAATAGCGAGGTTGGTAATTGTGAGATTATCGCCGAGCTAGGGTGTGAAATATCCGATGTGTTGGTGGCTATGGAGCCGCTGCCACTATCGGGTAGGAAGCAGGCGCATGTGCGCATCCCCGACTACCTGAATAATCCTTATTGGGTGCCGTCTGTGCGTGGCCGTAAGGCGTCTGAGTTCCTTGAAGAACTGGGTGAACTGATTCACTGCGCGATGTGGCTTGACTCTACGGGCGAGTTCCATTTCAAACATGGAACAATGCTGCGTGAAGCCACTGAGAAGGGCGTTATATCCGCCGATGATGTGGTGGACTACACGCTACGGCAGGACATTCTACGCTCCGGGTCTGCGGTGCGGGTGAAAAGCAAAATCACATGGATTTCCAACATGGGCGACATCGGGAAGATTCACCGCGCCACTCTCTGGCAGGGCACCGGGCAGTCCATCCTAGGTAATGAGGTTGTTGAAGAGTTTATCGGCCCAGACGAGAACGAAGACTGGTTCGAGCTTGACGACGACATTATGTGGAACCTGCATAATTTCTTCAACACCCCCATTTCCCAGCACGGGAACGGGTGGAAGCGTGAGATAGAGAAAATCTATTACGGCTCCTGCTATTTCGCTATCGGGCAGAACGGGTACACGGGTTATGTTGCCGCACCAAAACTTGAGCGTTTGGGCTGGTGGCGGTGGAAGCTCACGATTGATAACAAATCAGTGTTCGGCGGCTCGGGCGAGTCCACCCGATCCACGATGCAGTTCCCGGTGAATAACCGCACCATGCCAGGCACCTATGAAGACATGTGGGGCGAGAAAATGCCGCTCATACGCGGGGGTGCGAAGGCGAAAGCTAAAGATGATGGTGACGCGGTTGTTCTCGGGCCGCTGCGTGAGGCACCGGAGCTTGAGATAGACGCCGGTATTTGGGCGGGCAGCCGCGAACGCGGGCTTGAGCTTGCTAAGGATGTGGCCGCGTGGCTATCGGATTCTAAGGCCGTGTATTCGGACTCTATCAACGTGAATTTCGACCCCGGTTACCGTGTGGGCGATGTCTACCGGTGGGAGGTACCGGGCATTAGCACCCGCGTTTATTGTCTCGTCCTGGGTGTGGAGCACCGCCCGGGGGAGGATCGCACCGAACTTACGGTGCGCACTTACATGCAGCTAGAGTAGGAGAATTTGTATGGCTGAGTACTGCACAGTCGTAGCTAACTTTTTGACGATGCAGGAGCGGGGGGGCGCCCCGGTTCCTGTGTCTGGGCGCGTGGAGTTCACGCCAACCGCGCACGCATATAGTAGCGATTCTGTGTTTACGCAGGCGGCCCGCACCGGTTACGTTGTGGGCGGCGTGCTTTATGATTCGCCTGACGCAACCACCGCTGGTGTGCGGCTTGTCGCCCCGTCTCCTGGTGTGTCGCCGGAGCTGTTCGGGTACAAGGTTACTGCGCATTTGCGTGATGGTGAGGGCCGCCCGGCACCGTACCCGTGTGGTTTTATTCACCCTACGGCGGGGGGGGTGCTGAATCTTGCTGAGCAGGCTCCGGTACCTGATCCGGGTTCGCCGTCTGGGTGGTCTGCGCGTGGGCCGCGTGGTGAGGTGGGGCCGCCGGGTGTGCAGGGTGAGCGTGGCTTGCCTGGGCCGCAGGGAGACCCGGGGCCGAAGGGCGCGGACGGGGTAGGGGTGCCGCAGAAGCTTTCTATCGCCGGGAGTGAGCTTACGCTCTCACCTGATGGGGGTACCGTAACCCTGCCTTCTACTGATTTATCTTCTCTTGTTTCTAGGGCTGATGCGCTTGCCCGCCGGGTAGAGGCCCTGGAAGCCCGCCCACAAGGCGGAGGCGGTGGCGGTGCTGTTCAGGACACGGGTGTACGGCTGCTTGAGACGATCAGTGAAAGCGGCGGCCTGTGCGATGTGCTTATACGCCGCGTTGGCAGCGTGGTGCAAGCGTGGATGGTTACTACAAATCCTGAGCGCAAGCACGGCTCGCTAGGGCCGCAATTCACAAAGCAGAACGTTGTTTTAGAAAGTAAGACCCTGCCGAAGGGATTCTTACCGGCGCTAGGGGCGCTACCAAATTACCCCGAGCGGGGCGGCGGGCCTCGGTATTCGCACGATAACCGTTTCTCAGTGTCGGCTATTGTCACGTCGAATATCGGGAACGGGCAACCCTACCAGATTGGAACTCTTGGGTTCTTTTCCTGGTACAACAACTTGGTTATGCGGTTGGAGCGGAATACTAACCGGGCGGTTATAGGTTCGCTTGTGTGGACAACAGTAGACCCTTGGCCCGCCGTGCTACCCGGCACGGCGTATGAGGGGTGATGATGGGCACTAATATTCCACCCGATTTCTGGGTTGCACTCATGGACGTTCTTAAAGCGGCTGCCACTCTTTCGGCGGCTGCTTTCGTTTCATGGGCTGCCGTGAAGCTGAAAGATGTGCGGGCGGGCCTGCACCGGGTTGAGCATCAGGTTAAGAACCACCACCAAACGAACCTTCGTGATGATATTGACCGGAACCAGGCGGCAACCGCTAAGGGTATTGCTGATGTTATCACGCAGCTTGCGGAGATTCGTAAGGAGCAGGAGAAGACGGCGGCCATGTTGAACCTTGGCCTGTCTGAACATGCTGATATGCGTAAGGATATTGGAGGTATCCGGGGTGATATACGGCATGCGCGTGAGTTGGCTGACGCCGTGGATGCTCGGGTGCGGTCTTTGGAGGCGCGCCAGGTTTAGGCGTGTTTTTTTGGCTCGGTGATGCGAGCTAACACCCCAGTAAAACAAGGTGAACTATCACATATAAGGAGGTGGGGCCTATGGCCTACCGATTTCTTACACAATACGACGCGCTACGGTTCACACCAAACGCGCTAGTCACATCCGCATTCGGATTCCCGCGCGTCATAACCAATATCACCCTGCACTGGTGGGGCCGCCCAGAATGGCAGCAGACATTCGAGAGCGTCGTGCGCTTCTTCTGCGAGCTAAACAGCACGCAGACTAGCGCACATGAGGTCATCTCTGATGGCGTTGTGGCTTGCCTCGTGGATCACGCTAACGCCGCGTGGGCGAACGGCAACGCCAAAGGCAACGCGCAGAGTATCACCCTGGAATGCAACCCGCGCATGAGTGCGGGTGATTTCGAGACGGTGTGTGAGCGCGTCGCCGATATTTGGATTATGCACGATCAGGTGCTCCAAATCACCGAGCACCGGGACTGGTTCGCCACCGAGTGCTGCGGCACCTACCGCAAGGGAGCCGTTACGGTGCGTGCCCTGCAAATCTACGAGGCAAAGAAGGGCAAGACCGCTATCACTAAGGTTGCTGAGAAGGTAACCCAACCCAAGGGAAAGGACGATAAGAGCATGGCTGACGCTATTAGCGAGCTGCGGGACAGCTGGGCACCCGGCATTGAGCATGTGCGCCATCACGGCGCTAACTGGATGGCGCTGCAGAACGTGAGCCGCCAGACTCAGGAGCTAAAGGACGCCTGGACGCCGGGCATCCCGAACGTCAAGTTTGAGGGTTCCGCATATAAGCTGCTCCGTGAGAATTTGGAGGCGCAGCGTGAGACTAACGCGCTGCTGAAGCAGCTTATCGCAGCCCAGACTAGCAAGGTAGGAGAGTAAAAATATTATGGATGCAAAGCGCTATATTGGCCGCGTTACCACCGGGGCTACCATCGGCACCGCTATCACTGGTAGCTTGACTGTGATTATCGGGTATATCCTGTCGCAGTATGGGATTACCCTGCCAGCCGGGGTGTCGGACGCGGTATTTATTCTGCTTTCGAGCCTTGGCGCTCTGATCGGCGGGCGTCAGTCTCCCAGCGATAAAATCACCTTTGAGGGGTTGATGGAGGCGGCCGCCCGTGGGGTGACCGGAGTAGACCCTAAGGATTCTGCGGCTGGTGAGACTACTTACCCGGCGGCACCGGTGAATGATTTTGAGATTCCGCGTGAGACTTACGCGCCGAAGCACGCCGAGAGCGCCTAGCAGGTAGTGTGATTGTGGCCCCGCCCGCCCCCTGTTCTTTGGGGGTGGGCGGGGCCACTCTCTTTTTATGCCGTGTAGTGGGTGAGCACCCACTCGGTCATGCTATCCGTCTGGGCGGGTAGTGTTTCGCGGGCGGGTAGCGCCGCGATTAGGGGCACTACACTGTACGCGGGGGTGTACACGGTTGGCGTGCTCATTATTCGCCCCACCCTTCGCGGTCTGATCGCTCAGCCCTCACCTTGGCTAGCGCTTCGAGGTATTTCTGCGCCGCTTCTTCATCGGATAACCCGTTGACGTTCACATAGAGGCTGATAGCGTCCTGGTTCATTCCCTCTATGTATGCTGCGTGCTCCCGCAGCTCTTGTGCTGTGAGCTGCGATTTATCGACACGCCCGTACATGAAAAGGTCTTCACCGACTTCTTCTTTCTCTACTTTTAGGGGTAGCTGCCTAATGGGTGATTCCCACATTTCCGTTTCCTTTCTTTTAGCGTATTTCCGTGTATGTCCCGTGTATCTCTGATGCTGCGAGAATTTCGGCATCTTTCGCACTGTAGGCTACTAATGCTGATGGTGCCCCGGCTGGGTGCGCGCCTGCTAGACCACTGGGACGGCAGAAAGTTATTCTGCCACTGATCCATAGGATTCCGTGTGCGTGCGGGAATACGTGCTGCTGCCAGGCTTTTGTGTCTGTGCGCGCAAAAATGAGCGCTATCCCGGTTCCGTCTGCTTCTGCGTGGTCTGCCATGCGTTCTAGCCATTTCCCGATTCCGCGCCCGTATGGTGGGTTGAGCCACACGCGCCCAAACCAGGGCATTATGAGTCCGTTATGTTGCTCCGTGTAGTGGACTTTCGCGGTGTCCCAGGGGCGCGGATCGGCGGCGCAGGGGTCTAGATTAAACTCCCCGAGCTGTTTTAGGATACTGGGGGGGGTGAGCCATATATCGCCGCTGTCGCCTCGCTGTGGGAATGCCATTATCGTTTCCTTTGCTGTTGTTCCTGTGCCCTATGGGGCTGGGTATTATTCTTTTACGATGTGTACCGATGGGCGGGGTTCTTCTACCGGTGCGCCTTCCGGGCCGCGCATGTGCGCCGCAACATACACTGGGCGTATGCGCTGGTTGCCCGGCCCGTAGTGCTGCATGCGCCAGTACCCGCGCACTTCTACACGGTGGCCCATGCCGCGCCGTGACGCTCCCGCCCCGCCTCCGTGGGGGCGTTCACGCACGTACACTGCGTTGATAGCCCGTGTATCACGCGCCGCGCTGGTTGTTGTGTCCCCTTGGGTGCCCGGCCGGTACGGGCGTATATCGCCGATTGAGGGTTCACGCGCTACCGTCCAGGTTGTGACTAGTATGCGGGATAGCCGGGCGTACAGGCCCGTGTTGCCTTCCACTTCGCGCCATATGCGCCCGCGTGAGGTGCCTAGCAGCATGTAGAGGTCTTCACGCACCCATGCGGCACCCACAATTTGGATGGTCGCGGGGGTGGATACCATGAACGGCGATGCGTCACTGATACTGGCGGGCGCGTCACCCCACGGCGCTACCTGGTCTGTCCCGCCGTCCCATACGATTACCCCGGCGTCAGATGGCATATGCTCCATGTGGGGCATGTAGTGCAGCAGGAACTCGGGGGCCGTGTCTATGACCGTTTCGGTCATACCCGCGTGTACCCACCATAGGGCGCCGTCTTCTATGCCTGCACGGTGTGTCCGGTATTTGGCTATGTGCCAGACCCCTTGTGTGCATGTGCTGATCGCCGTCTCAAGGTGCCCTATTAGCTCCTGTTTGATGGTGGGCATGTCATGGGCGCCGCATGATGCGCTACGCATTCTCGGTGCTCTTTTTCTTGTACGGGCCGCGTGGCTTGGGGTGTTTCGCGCGCCAGGCGTCGATTGTCTCGGGGAGCCATAGGGGGGTGCCGTTCGCACCCCATGCGTCATTATCCAAAGGGTGCACAGCCAGCAGCTTGTAAACCGCGTCGCGGGTTACACCGAGGCGCCGCGCAACATCACTGGGGCCGAGGTAGCTAGGCTTCTTTGTCATTCCTCTTTATCCTCTCTATACTTATCTTTATAAGTTGTTGTTTCCCGCTTGGTATGCGGGTAGGGGCGCCGCCGCGCGAGATTTAAGGGCGGCGCCCCTCCTTTTTTATTCGGCTGGTTTGACTTCTACCCACCATTGGTTGCCGTGGTGGCTCACGCTTTCCTCGCTGCGGGTGATGTAGGCGGCTACCCCCTCAGGTGTTAGCGGCATCGGCTCGGTGTGCAGCACTACATATGTTCCTTCGTCGTCGTCCCACCAGGTTTCTAGCTCATGTGAGCTTAGCCTTTCACGTACATGTTGTTGTACCTCGGGGAGGTCGATGAACCATTCATAGGCACCTTCTGGGGTGTCATGCAGTTCACCTTCCTCAATGTAGCGTGAGTAGTCTCCGATGCGGTCGCTGTATGCCCAATGCGTTAGTTCCCGTAGTGATCCGGTGCGTTCTGCGGTGATTTTCCCGTTTTCAATGACGCGGGCGGTGTACTGTTTTTCCATTGTGCTGTTCCTTTCTTGGGTGCCCCGCCCGTGGTAGGCGGGGCGTATTTTGTTTTATCTATACGCCGTAGATTTGGCGCATCATGTAGGCCAGGCGGGGTGCACTGTACTTTGCGCACCATTCCCGCAGCTCTTCCGCTTCCCCGTTGCTGCCTACTAGTAGATAGGCGCTCGTGCCGTGGGGTAGTGGGCTGACGTGGCCCTCAGCGGCTAGGCGGGTGAGCCACCCGGCGTTCAGATTCTTGTATTCGGTGGTGCGGTATGCGGCGGGAATGTCGCTATCTGCATCATTCGCATCAGATGCGTTGTCTGCGGTATCCGCATCATCTGCATCTGCTTCCTTGGCTTCAAGGTTTTTGAGGTATGCGTCGTATGCGCCGCAGGTGCATTCTTCGCCTTCCCATTCACCAAAGCAGCCCTTTGCGTGCTCTACGTAATCTTCGTCTTCTTCCGGCTCAGTGTCGATAGGCTGGCCGTAGATGTCTTTGCCTACGTAATCTTCGGGGCGGATGATGTGCCCGATAGGGCCTTTGAGGGTGTCGATCATCTGGCTTGCGTCGCCCTTGGTGAGGGTTTCCATTGAGGTGGCGCCGATGTGCGCAAGTACTTTTGCGGTCTGCTCGTCGGTGAGTTCCCAGTCGGCGATGAGCTTGTTGATGTACTTTTTCTGTGCTGCGGTTGCGAGTGCCATTTTCGGCTCCTTAGTTGTTGTTTCCTGTGGGGTGGTTTCCCCTACATCTAATACTATACAGGGTGTATAGTCCTTATACAAGTTATTACTAGTGAAACTAATCACTTGGGGCTAATGGTGTACCCGCCCACCGCATCACCGGTAATCTCACGCGCCACCTCAGCATCAAGAGCATCAACTGTATAGCGGCCGCGTGAACCAACCAGGGCGGCCAGGTTCTCACCGTGCGCCGCCACCGCATCAGTAGCGGAAAAGGTGGCATCCCATCGCCCGTATGAGCGTGAAATGATTTTGCCTAGCCGCGTGGTGTGCCCTACGGCCTTAGGTGTGTACACCATTGTGCGGTAGCCCGCGAATTTCCCTTTACCCGGGCGGGTGCGGTTCACACCATCGCTCCATAGCTCGGTCACGATCATGTATGCGGCTGCGGGTTTCATTCTGGTTGTCTCCATTGTTTTGTGTTTTGGCTCTCGGGGGTTGCCCCCTTACCTGAAACTATACACACCGTATAGAATCGGTTCAAGCCAAAACAGGGAGAAAAACAAGGCAAAAACGTGAATAAACCGTGACTAGGCACCCGAGCGCAAAGAAAACCCCCGGTATTCCGGGGTTTATATAGATATTTCCTACATATCTAATGTGCCTATTCACTGGGATTCACTGGGATTCACGGCAACCCCCTCAAGCTCAGCTATCAAGCGCTCAACCGGCCCATTTTGCCCCTCCGACAATTCACTGAAATGCATTTCGTTTTCCGTGAGTTTCTCGTGACCTCCCGATTTACCACCCAATTTTTCAAGCGCTCCACCGTAGATAGCCATAGTCCGGCGGGCCACATAAATTTGCGTCGTGGATGCAGAGGCGTGCCCGAGCTGCGCCTGCGCCGCCTCTATCCCTAGCTCACGCTCAAGAGTCGTTGCTACCGTCCTGCGGAAAGTGTGCGGGGTAACCCACGCGAACCGGCCGGGCAGCATCTCATGCAGCCGCTTAGTAGGCGTGCCTAGACTAATCATTCCCCCGTCGCGGTTCTCAAAAATAAAATCCCCGGCCTTGGCCTTGAACCGGCGCGCCCGCGCATCCAGGGCGTCGGCACACCAGGACGGCAAATGCACTACCCGCTCGGCACCTGTCTTAGTCTTGTCCTGCCATACCGGTGTGCCGCCTACCATAATGGCGGTGGCGTGCACGTGCAGGGTGCGCTGCACCCGGTCATAGTCTCCCCATTTGAGGGCGACGCATTCACCAATGCGCAGGCCGGTGCCAGCTAGCACACGCACCATGTCGGGGAACCAGAAATGCGCCCGGCCGGAGCCGGTAATGTTGGGTGCTGAGGCGGCATCTACGATGTCGATAATCTCTTTGACTTCGGCAGGGGCTAGGGCGCGCGCCTTTTTCCGTGGGGTGTGCGGCACACGGGTAGCAGCAGCCGCGTTATACGGTATGGTTCCTGATCGCACGGCCTCTTGCATGATGAGGTTTAGGACTGTTCGGACTGTTTTAGCGGCCCATACGCCGCCGATAGTGATTCTCTTCCCGTTGATGCTGGTTACCCGTCTAGGCTTGGCCGCCGCCGTTATGATGCGGTCCAGGGTGGGCACGGTGCATTCGATTAGCTGCAGGTCTCTCCATTCGGTGAGATGCAGCCGCACCATCTGTTCACGCTGTTTAACGGTGTTGTGAGATTTCCCCCCAGCGTATGTGTCGCGCCAGGCGTCGATAGCGTCGCCTAGTGTCTGGGGGGCGGCGGGGCCGCTGGTGTGTGCCGCGATTTTGGCTTGTAGTTTGGTGTGTGCTGCGGCTCTGGTTGGTGCTTGTGCGGTGATGTCGCGGCGTTTTCCGGTAACGTCCCGCATGGTGGCGCGGGCTACCCACGCCCCGCCTTTCGTCTTTCGCACCGTGATTTGGCCGTGTGAGCCGATGGGCAGGGGTGGGCGTGCCATATGTTGTTACTCCTCGCTATGTTCTTGTTCCCTTATACGGCCGCGTAGGCGGCGGTGAGTGTTTCCCACGGGTCTACCTCGCGTTTTTCGGTGAGACGACGGAAAACTTCGGCCCCTAGCGCGCTGTCTGTTGCGTGCGATAGGTCGGGGGCGGGTGCGGCCCGCAGCTCCGCTACCTCGGCGGGGGTGATTGACCCATTCGCCTTGAGCATTTCTAGCAGGTCAAGGTTGGTGGCGCGGTGAATCGCTACCATGTCGTCGATGGTGAAGGGCTGATCGCCGCGCATGCGGCGGTATAGGGAGTTGTACTCTAGCCCTGTCTCCCTGGACAACGCAGTTACGGACATTCCAAGTTTTTGTTTTATGTAGTTTCCTAGGCTCATGCAATTAACTCTACACCTTCTGTTTAAGTTTTTGCTGGTTGTGAAAATTTTTTTGGCCGTTTTTACCCCGTAAACATGCGAAATTCACAAAATTTTGTGAATAATCGCTAAAAAATTGGCATTTTCTACAAAAATTTTGGTGTATGCTGGTTACACAGCCACCCGGCAACGGGAGAACGAAAGTGAATCAGAGGTAACAACAGTGATTGAGATTCTGAACCCCGATGTTCTCAGGATGGCTAAAGCAAACCTGGGAATAGACACCAATTCAGACTTGGCAAGCTTCCTCGGCGTATCAGTGAACACGCTAGCGAACTGGCGCAACGGTGTAGGGCGAGGCCCGAGCATCGGGCACCTAGCGAGACTGCACCGGGCAACCGGGCTAGAGCTTAGCGACATGGTAACCACCCGAGAGAAGACGACAGCAGCATAGACCGCTGCAGAAGCAACAAAGACTTTAGAGCCGCCAGGGGGCACCCAGTGACAGAGGGGAAATTCTGGTTAGGGCTAGCTGATTGATAAACGCATAGAGAGTGACGCGGGGCGCGTGAAAACCCATCCCCCTAGTATCCGTTGAGTTCGATAATTCCGCCTGCGTCACTGATTAGCCCGCACATGGTTGCGGCCGCGCGCTAGGGGCATATGTATGCGGCACCGGTGGTTCGATTCCACCGGCGGGCACGACACAACCAACCCGGTTGTGTATGGGCATAAAAGTGTCGCCGCCCGGTAGGAAAGCCGGGCGGCGACGTTTGAGCCTAGTTATTCAGATCTACGGAGTAACTATGAATAGTTTAACAAACATTGAGTTAGAAGGACTCTACACACCAAAGGAAACAGCCGAATTTTTATGTGTTTCTCCCCGCACTTTAGCCAACTGGCGTGCGGCCCGCAAAAACCTTGATTTCGTGCGGGTAGGCGGCACCGAGATAGGCGGTATCGTTCGCGGCTGCTCGGTCTTCTATGAGGGCGCGGAGATTCGCCGTTACATGGAAAAGAATTACGGTTTGGTGGCCAAGTATGCGTGAACCGAACCTGCAACCGCACTGGTGCGGCCGGTGCCTACGCACTGAATGCTACGGCGAATGCGCAGAAATAGACTGGTGCGCCCGCTGTGACGAGGCGCGCGATGACGAATTTACCTTCTAAACATATAAGGGGAACAGCAACATGAGTAAGGACATGATTTTTTTAGCCGCGGCTGCCGTGTTTACCGGAGCCTGCGCGGTGGGCCTCTACGCGGGTATCGCGGGCGGCCTGGAAGCGGGGAACGGGGCCGGTATGGGCTTCGCTTTCGGTGCCGTGGCTATCGCACTGATTATCGGGCGCATGGGAGGCGATGAATAATGAAATGCTCAACGTTGATGCGGAGGGGGCGGCGCAACGCCCCGCAGCCGGGTACAGCAGAGTGGCTGACGCTTCTCACGGCGTCTAAGATACCGGCGGTCATGGGAACTTCCCCCTGGTCTTCACGGTTCACACTGTGGCATGAGATGGCGGGGACGTTCACGCCGGAGCCTATCAACCCGGCGGTTTTGGAACGCGGGCACATCCTAGAGCCTGCGGTCGCGGCCTGGTTCCAGGCGCAACACCCCGAGTGGGTGGTTCGTGAGTGCGGGGGCCGATGGTGGGAGGCACACAGCTTTTTCGCGGCGACACCGGACAGGATCATAGCGGACGGCCCCGGCTCCGGCGCTAACGTGATCGGGCTGCTGGAGATTAAGACGGCGGCCCGGTCTGACGGCTGGGGCGCGGCTGGCACGGCTGAGATACCGGCCGGTTACTACGATCAGGTTCAGTTTCAGCTGGCGTGCACGGGCGTGCAAACAGCGTATGTGGCTGTGCTGCTCGGCGGCCTTGAGTTCCGTGAGTATGTGGTGCCGCGTGATGATGCGCGCATTGGTGAGCTGGTTGCGGCGGGCACCGATTTCATGGATTCCCTGCACGCCGAAGAGGTACCGGACTTCCGCCTAGAAGCCGGTGATTTTGACGTTTACGAAACGATGCGGTCGCTTCACCCGGAGATTGAAGACGAGACGGTGGAGCTTTCCCCGGCGGCCGCTAATGCCGCCGCACGGCATGTCCGCCTATCGGCCCTAGCGAAGCTCGCCGAGGCGCGGGCTAAGACCCTCGTAGCGGGCGATATGGAGATGGCGCGCACGGGCACGTTCTGCGGATCGGTCGTTGCTAAGCGCATGGCGCGCGGGCAGGGCCGCCCCTACGTTTCTTTCACGAAGCCTAAGAAAACACACTAAAAAGTAGAAGGGGAACAACAACATGAGTAAGAATCTTGAGCTACTGCGGCAGTTCGATCAGTCGCTAGTGCGGCCGCAGAAGCCGCTGCTTGTTTCTAGCCTCCCCTCGCACATGCGGGATATGGGGGATGACTGGATGCGCGGTGTACTAGCCACGGTGAAGGCTGATCCTAAGCTGATGCAGGCGGCGATGAACAACGGCGAGGCGTTCATTTCGGCGATTCAGAAGGCGGCTAGCCTGGGCCTGGCACCGGGCACGGACGAGTTCTACCTAGTACCCTACGGGAAGCAGATTAACGCGGTGACGGGGTATAAAGGCTTGATTGAGCTGATTTACCGTGCGGGCCGCGTGGATGACATCGTGTGCTACGTGGTGCACGCTAACGATAAGTGGGCTTTCACCTATGGCGTGGATGAAGAGCCGAAATTCCAGCCCGCGCCGGACGATCAGCGGGGTGAACGGCTTTTCGCTGTGGCCTATGCGCGCCTCAAGAACGGCCGCATCTCAAACGTAGCCAGGGCGGGCAAAGACCGCATCCAGGCAGCTATGCGGGCCTCGGGCAACCCGAACACTGATAGGCCCTCTCCGGTGTGGGAGAAGCACCCCGAGGCTATGTGGCGTAAAACGGCGCTTCGTGAGCTGGCCACATGGGTTGATACGTCGGTTGATGAGTGCCGCCCGGAGAAGCTGACGGCGATTGCTGAGCGGCGGCAGGCTGCGGTTGAGGTGATGGACGCGGAGACGCGGCGGCTTGAGGCTGAGAACCGGGCTATGGAGCTGAAGCTGCGGCTTGCTGAGTTGGAGGCTGCCCGTGGCGATCGCGTGGATATTTCCACGGGTGAGCTTGTTGGATGATGCGCCGGTAATCGCATTTTCGGGGTGTGTTTGTGAATGCGGACACACCCCGAAAGTATTGTGTATCACACTTTAAAAGATGGATTTAAAATGTCTTTTTTGCATATTGCCGAGGTGCAAAAGCTTGATGGTCTTTCAATGAAAGATAAATTTACGCTTTTCATGCTCGCCTCATACGCGGACGAGGCCGGTTCATGCTTCCCGTCGCTTAGCACGCTGGCTAAGAACATGGGGTGTTCGCGGCGGACGGTAGCCTACGCGGTTGAATCGCTACAGGATAAGGGCTACATAAAGGTTATTAGCCGTTTCAATGAGAAAGGTAAACAAACTACATCAAGGTATGTGCTTACGCTAGATAGTGGGGGTGCAAAATCTGCATCCCTAGGGGTGCAAAATTTGCACACAAAGTTAACCAACCAACTTAACCTACCAAATGAATCACTCCCCCCTACCCCCCACGCCGCCGTTGCGGTGACGGCCGCCACAGCGGGGGCCGCCGCTAGC